TGAGATGCTGGATAAAACTGTTGAAATTGAACTTGACCAGTAGAACTGTTTGTGAAAGTAACGCCAAGAAACACGCCACACGGTGTTGCTGTGGTCGTTCCTGCGTCTTTCTCAATAGTTCCATCGGACACCCTTTTTACTAAATCACCATAGAAAATGTTTGTAGCATAGCCACTTGCAATTTCCATCAGGCGAGTCTGTCCCGCATAGACTTGTCCACCAATTAAATTGACGGGCTTTAGTCCATATGGTGCTGATACCGTAGGATAAGCCATCTAAAACTCCTAAAAGTTATTTACCAGAGCCAAAACTGGTCGAGGATTTGCTTTCTTTATAAAGCGGCATCCTTGGGTCGCTTTGGCGCATCAGATTGTTGTCTACCGCCTCTGTCTGTCTCTTGGTCAACTCCGAGTAATACTCATGGCGTTGTTCAAGAAACTCCTCAGGGGCCTTGCAAAGCAACAATCCACCTATTTCAATCTCTTCTTTAAATCGACTATTTGGGTCAATCAAAAGACGAAACTTTGGTTGCTCTGTTAGTTTCACCGGCTCGTAACCTTCACGAAGACTCTTCGCAACATTTCGAGGGTCGGCGTTTCCTAATAGAGAAACTCGAATCCATCTGTACTTGTAACCTGATTCCTTATCTGGCTCCGGTAGGAGTTCAGGTGGGGTCCATCTTTTGGGACGGGCCTCGGCTTCACGGTTTGCAAGTTCACGGGGGGTTCTGTTGGAAGTCGTTTCCATTATTGATTCACCTTTAAAAATTCCCGAACGTATTGTTCTGGAGTGATTTGGAGTGTCTTGATGGTTCTCATTTGAGAAGCAGTCAGTTTCACTTTTTTGGAGGATGTGCTACGGGTTGCAGGTGCAACTACCGTTGCTAATGTAGAGCGTTCGCTCTTTGTGTCGTCTCCGAATCGCTCCGGAAAACGTTGACGCACCGTATCATTAATACGGCGGTAATACTCAGGTGACGATACACGTACACCTTCTTCCTGTAGTTGCTCGTGCATCGCCAATGCCACACTGGTCATCAGCCTTTCCTCTGAGTCTCTACCTCCAAACCAAGAGTTTTCTTGTTGCCAAGCAACTGCTGTCGGGTCAGGCTTAATAGCCGGTTGCCTCATTTGTACAGCAGGTTCTTGTTGTTGTAAAGGGGGTCTGTAATTCTTGACCCGTTCGGACTTAAAAGAGACTTCGGTCAGTTTCTTTTGCGCCGCAATCATTTTGTCCGTGTCACCGGACTCATGGGCTTCTTTTAAATCTTTTTCGGCCTGAGACATCTCCATCTCAAGCGTCTTTTGCAGAGAAATGAGAACGTTCTTCTCTGTCTCAGACTGCAATTGCTTGAGTCGGCGGTTCTCTTCTAGGACTTTCTGGGCGATGGCGTAGGCTTCTTGGGCTTCACGGGCAGATTGCTCCTTTTCCCGCCGCTCGTCATGGGCCAACTTCTTCATCTGCATCAGTTTTTGCTTAACTTTTGCAGAGTAGTCGGTCAATTCGTCATCATAGAGTTCCTCTTTGAGTTTTTCGGGTAGGGGTTCGACCCTATCCCTCTGAGGACGGTCATCTTCGACCTCAATTTCGATTTCTAACTGCTTTTGTTGGGGTTCTTGAGCCTCTTTTTCGACCTTTCCACCCTTTTTTTCCTCTTCCTGCTCTATTTCGTCAGGAAATTTGTACTCTTCACGCTCAAATTGGGCCATTTTCACTCTCCTTATTTACGCCGTATGCCACGAGGGTCCTGAACGACCCCCTCTACCGAGTCGTCATTGATTAACCGAAAGTCTTTGCCATGAATTACGAGCCTAGAACCGGAATTTGGACGCACTAGAACAAAATCCCCATTCTTGCACCACGGTCCGGTAGGGAATTTGGTCTTGTCTACATAGCAATCAGGGCCTAGTTCCACAACAAATAAGACGGTGGTGAGGATTTCTTCGAAGCGAACGGTCTCATCAGCCTTGATAATCCCGCTGTCGTACTCCTCTTCGACTTCGGGAACGGCACAAAGGATGTGATACCCGCTGGGTTTGGGTAGTTGTCTTGCTTTTTCCTCTGCTGTTTTGTTCACCGAACCGATGATTTGGGGGTTGTCTGGATTTGTCGCCAGTAAGATGTCAGTCATCAGACTCCTCGATTGTTTTCTGTAGGTCTAGAACGTTTAAACGGGCTGTGAGAAGACCTTTTATCTCACCGCAAGTTGCCTTGTACTCCTCATAGGACTTGGCATTTCCTGCTCCCAAGTCTTCTTGGAGTTGTTTGACTTTGTCATCTATGCGTTCGCATAGAAGTCTTAATGCTTTATCAATCATTTCTTATTAAGCGTGGCCTGTAGTTTGGCTACGTCCACTCCCATCTTGAGTTTTTCAATAGCCAGTTTCTGCTCTGATTCTCTGGCTCGCTCTGCCGATTCGGTAGCGTCCTTGGCGACTTGGGCCTGAATCCTTGCGGCCTCTGATTGTTGTTGCGCCGCAATACGTGCCTGCTCGGTTTGAATCTGCGCCATCCGGGCTTGAATATCGGCTTGGTCCTTCTGAGTCTTTCTTTGAATCTCGGCCTGTTTGATTTGCAACTCCTGCATCTGAATCTGGATAAGCGGGTCTTTTGCCTGCTCCGTATTCTCTTGTTGCTGGGCTTGACCTTTGTGAATCTGAAGCAGTTGCTGAGAGGCAGTCGCCACAAGACGAGACAGTTCGACTTCCACCGACTCTGGGAGAGGCTCGTCCGGAGGAGGTAGGGGAACGCCCATCTGTTTTTCGATTTGACTGCGGTACTGAAAGCCTAGGTGCTCTGCCATATGCGCTTGCAAGGCGGCAGTGATTTGATTGGCCTGAGGATTTTGACCGATGGTCTTAGCAACTAGCGGGTCGGACATGAAGGCTTGGTGGGCCGCAATGTGTGCGTCATGGTCCTGATAAATAAACGCCTTTAGGGGTTTTCCATTAACCGCATTCATGTTCTCGCTGATGGGGTCTAGAGGGATTTCATCGTCTTCCAGTTTTACCAATTTGGAAGCATTTTTAATTCCCAAGACATCTAACATCTGCCGATGTAGATACTTCAGGTCATAAATCTGAGGGGCCGTCTGGGCTAGTTGGATGACGGCTTGGTATTGGACGACCTTCTGTGAGAGAGTAGCCGCATTCGGGTCCGACACGGGAATAACGTCCACCATATCGTAGTCAGATTTCTTAGCCTGCCTATCACCGATTTCTGGTTCATATGGATAATCCTCCGGTGTGTAGTCACGAATAATACCTTTGAGAAGTCTTAGTTCCTGCTTTAAAGAATAATGAATACGGGCCTGAACCGCACTCATCACCTTTAAGGTCCGCTCCAAAACCGCTAAAGCAGTTCCTACTGGAGTGTTGGCAGACATATCTGCCACCTTGATATCGGCGGCATTGGCAAAGCGTCTTCCCTCTTCAACGATTTTATCCAACAGTTGGGCTAAGACTTGGCTTGGCTCTTTGTACGGCAGAGCCATGAAGTTGTCTTTGATTGTTCCGCTTGGTACGTCTACGTCCCTCCACTCCGCCGGTGCAATCGGAGTATCGTCACCTTTGACCCGTAATCCTCTGGCTTTAAATCCTCCGGGGAGGTTGGAGAGCGTACCCGCATCAACGAGTTGGCGAATGATAGAAGTACCAGACTTGGCAAAAGCACCAACGAGGTGGATAAGACCAAAGCAGTAAAAGCCGAAACCCGGAACATAGCCGTAGTGAACAAAATGTTGTCTCTTTTGATATGTAGAGTCATCTGGGTTCCAGTTTCTTCGGATTGAAAGACAGGTCGCAGTGCCTTTTTCGATTGTGACTACATAAGGCAGAGCAATGCCTGTGGGGTTTCCGTCTTTGTCTTTGTGCTCGTAACCCGGAATATCAAGGTTGACGTGCATCTCAAGTAGTTTGTATCTGTCATCTGCCGTGGCTCTGAAACCAAGTTTTTCGGCAATCTTCTTTTCAACTTCGTCCAAAGTATCGTTCGGGGAACCCATGTCCACGTCACGATAGAACTTTCCGACTTGAAGTTTTCTGATTTCGTTTTCTGTTTTCCGCATGACGTGAGTGACACGCTCTGCGGTCTCTAACGAAGAAGCCCCATAAGGAACGACCACGTCTTCGGCGGGAATGTAAATAGCAACTTGTCTTTCAAGGTTGGGGTCGTAGTAGACCTTTTTGAAAGCGTTTCCTGCCAAACCCAAACCCCAGAGAAGTCTTTCTGTTTCAGGACGGTACTCTTGCATCACGTCCGTGATTTGATAGTTCATGTCGTTTTGGACACGAAGCGATGCTTCTCTTTTTTCAACAGTCTCTTTGCCAATGATTTGAGTCTTTACTGGACCGGCTGGAGGAAGAATCTCCATGATGGTCTCGGCTTGAAACTTAACTAATGCTTCTGACAAGAGAGGATGATAGACACCGCAGGCTCCGGGCCACGGGTCTGTGCGTTCCTCTATTTTTAATCCAAGAAGTTCAAGCCCATCAACATAGGCTTGCATCCAATCCCTGCGGGATGAAACGTCTTCGTCAAACTCACCGATTAGGTCACCGACTAATTCTTCTAATTCGCCTTCATTAAGATGTTCTGCAAGATTGGCATTGAAGTCTTCATCATCTTTTTCAGGCTTTAAAACAATCTCCATCCCATCGATTTCAATGGAAACCGATTCAGGGTTTTCAACCTCAATTTCAATAACCGGTTCGAGAGAATCTAAACCCTCCGGTGCTTGATACAGTGCCTTTTCGATAGCCATGCGTTCTCCTAGTAATACTCCACACGGCGTTTAAACGTTGGAACTTCGTCTGGCTCATCCGTGTTTAACCGGAGGAACCCGCCCTGTCGAAATCTCAAAAGTGCCTGACTTGTTGAATCGACAAGGTCATCATGGTCGCCATTGGGGAACGAGGCGCATTCCTCCATGACTTCGTCAGCCCAACGAGTCTGGGGACACCATACATAACCAGAAGAAAACAAGTCAGATATGGCGTTTACACGGGCAATCTTATCATTGCCTTTTGATGGTGTGTACTCCTGAACTGGAATTCCCATCTGCCTCATTTCGTAGACCAGCGGAGCACCAGCGGCCTTTTTCTCAATAATCAGGGTATCGGGATTCCATTCCTTGTACTTTTCATACGCCTTTCTCTTTAGTTCGGGAAACTCCATCCGGTCCTTTAGGGCTTCCAAAAGGATAATGTGGTTGATGTATTCGCCCTGTTCGTTTTCTTTTCTAAAGACTCCCCAAGTCGTACAAGCGGAGTAGTCCGCACGGGTTGATTTCTCAAAGGCGGTATCCCAAGACTGAATAATGTATTCACATACAGGGGGTTCATCGCCCTCCCAAATCTTCCACATTTCCCTTTTGATAATTGCGCCCTCTTCCGAGGTTGGGTTTTGCTGATATTGAGCCTCCCATTTACTTACGGGAAGTTCTTGTTTGATTGCTTCTAGTTCTTTTTGGGACCAGAACTCTTCCCATAAGGGTTTACCACTAGGCATTAAGGCTGGGAATTCAATGACTTCCCATTCGTCCGTCTCTCGCTTAGAGGCATTGTTAAGAATCTGTCCGGTTAGGTCTTTTTTGGACCAACGGGTCATCACGATAACAATGGACCCTCCCGGCTGAAGTCGCTGTCGTGGACCGGCGTTGTACCAATCGAAAACCCTGTCATAGACCGCAGGGTTGTTTTGCATTGCCTCTTGTTCTGAATGAGGGTCATCGATTATGAGAACGTCTGCGCCCTTACCCGTTACTGCACCGCCGACACCGATAGCGAAGTAATCCCCGCCTTTGTTCGTATTCCAGCGGCCTGCAGCCTTTGAATCTGCGGATAACTTGGTAGGAAATATGGACTGATACTCCGGGGTATTGACGATATTTCGGACCTTACGACCAAATCCAACCGCTAATTCTGCGGTGTGTGCGGTTTGGATAATCTTCTTTTCCGGGTACTTTCCCAAAAACCAAGCCGGGAATAGGTAAGAAGCGAACTCCGACTTTGTGTGCCGGGGTGGCATATTGATGATTAGTCTTTTTAAGTCTCCGCAAGCCACTCGCTCAAAGGCATCAGCCATGATTTTGTGGTGTCTCCCTGAGATAAAAGCCGCCCACATTTCCTGTACGAACGGCATGAAATGCTCTCGACACCGCTCCTTTTTGTCCTGCTGGAGCAGTTTCCTAATTTTGGGAATTTGAGGGGAATTCTCTGGCAGTACATCCATCAGTTGGATGTATTTCCTTAATTCCTCCTGAGTCAGCATTAAAGGCTTACCAGTTCTTTGACGGTGTTATCCACGACTTTCAAAGACCGAATCATGTGGGGTTTGACCTGTAAAAGGCCCCTAGCCCTCAGGACATGAACAATCCGGTGGATATTGGATTTGCTTCTCATGCCCAAGCCCTTGGCGACTTCGTTATAGGACGGGGCAAAGCCTTTCATCTTGATGAAGGTCTGGATGAAATCCAGAACCATTTTTTGTCGTTCTGTCATGCGGCCTCCAAGGTTTACGAACGTTAGTATCGTTCGCTGTTTAAACCTTGTCAACTGGTCGTTGATTCAAGTCTGATGGCTTTTCTCAAGTGTTTAAACAACCGTGGAACATTGGAAGCCAGATTTGGCGGTTTTGCTTGACCGAGTGGAAAGTGGGAAAAACCCCGGTATCCCGCATCCTCTGATGCCCACTTAACGCTTCCGGGGAAAGATTATAGGCGTGTACGAACAACCGAATCCCACAGGAATTCTTTAGTTCCCCTCCCCATACGGCTGGTGACTGTTCTTGGATAGTAACCACCCCGGAGTGGTGACAATCACCATGCGTATGGGCACAGCCCTAAGGCTGTGTACTTATTATCGGCAAACCGTTACCCAATGGCAACCGGCAGGACCGCAGACATACTGTTGCCAGCAGTTAGCCAACTGAGCACTTGCGACACCGGCAACGGAAAGCAGTACCACGAACACGATTTTTTTCACTTTAAACCTCCATACACCGCATATCGGTAACCCTCCAGCCAGTGCTTGCGGTGTTTTTCGCAAAGACCGGAGGCATGGGAAGTCATTTTTCCACAATTCTTCTCTCGACAAAAGGACTTTTCTTGTCTTTCTTTCGGAAGGCCAAATGCGAACGCCCTCTTGGCGAGTTCAATTAGAAACTCATCCGCATCCAACCCTTGGGGGATTTCAGAGACTATCTGGGCGACTTGTTGTCTGTTCATCTTTTCCTGCTTCTAGACCCATTTTATAAGCATCGTCCCAGCCGTTAGCGTTAACCGTAGCCGCATCCCAACCACGGGAGAACGCCTCCCACCATGATGACTTCTTAATGATTTCCCAGTCGTACTCGACATAGTGCTTGGACTCTTTCATCCACACCAACCATGCTTCTTCTTTAGTCATGTGTTCTTCTCCTTGTCGTTATCGTCCCCATCCATGTCTTTAAGCATATGATTTAGTGCCATCATCTGTTTGCTTTTTTCCATGCGCTGAGCATGAA